CTCGCGCAGGCCAAAAATCCGGTGGGTGATCACGTCCGGAGCCTTGGCAATGAGCTGCAGGCACAGGTCCCGCATCCCTCCAGGTTTGGCCCACAGAAACGCGAGGAAAAACGAATCCCCGTCCGGGTCGTCCTGCTTCCAGCTGATAATGTCCTCCCAAGTCCAGTCCTGGCAGCGGTACCACATCAGCAGGCCGTCTATTTCTCCCTCGGTGCTGTGCCAGACCAGAGTCCCTTTCAGGTAGTGGTAGGCTATGAGAAGCCGAACCACTTCCGGGTCGAAACCGTGGACTACCTCCCGGTTCTCGGGAGTCGAATAGATGTAGTCGTAGAGCCGGTCAAACAGTTCAGCCAGGGGAGCCGGAATCTCCTGCCTCTCCAGGAAGCCGACAACGTGACCTGCCTGCAGGGTCATTTAAGCAAGGGTGCCAAAGACGGCAAAACTGACGTGGTAGGGTGAAGAGACCGCACCAATGTGAATCTTGAACGTGTCAGCGTCCTCCAACTCAACCGTCTGATTGTCCCATTCATCGTCCCAATCTTGCGTGCTATGAGGTTGCGCCAGCACAGTGTAATCCGCGCTACTCATGCTGCTGCCGAGGTCAAACGTGTAGGTGGCGTACCCCTCCGGATTACTTGCCGCCGTGCAAGTGCAGTTGTAAAGAGACACTGCATCTGCCGTTCCAACACTCCCGTCAGATTTGATCAGTCCGTATGCCCTTGGGAGCGGAAGGTACCTCATAAAGTCGAGCTTCTTCAGATTGCCGGAATCATCAGCGTCCGAAAACAGCAGGACATCTGTCAGCGAGGGCACGGCAGTAAGCGCAGCCTGCCCGGTGATGACACCGTTAGAAAGGTGCTCTTCATCGATGCTGCCGTCCACATACTGGTCGGAATCGATGGAGTTGACGGCCATCTTGGCAACCGTGACGTTAGCGTCCTTGATCTGGTCAGTCTCAACGGCATCGTCGGCAATCTTTGCCACTGTTATTGCGTCATCATTGATGTGACTGGTCGCGATCCCGTTTCCGCTTCCCGCGGCCTTCAATCGCATCGCTCCGGATGAAAGCTCGAGGGTTGTGTCGTCAACTGCGGACGAATGAAACGCAGAATTCGTAAATAACGAGTTTAGCGAAACGTGAGTGAGTTGATCATCCTCCGAGAAGGAAGTAGTCGTGGTTACCTTTGGCATCTTATGTCGTACTGGTTGCGGTGTTAAACGTGTTCGTGGCCCGGACCCCTACTGCTCGAAGTTCTGGCCGGCCAAGGGAGGGAGTCCAGTCGAGCTGGCACGAGAACCCTCTGGGGTTGCCGGTCCTGGCCCGAACTGAGCCTCCTTCGCTTTGCTGCAAGACGGCCCCGAGCATCGATTCAATCGTGCCCAGGGTTATCGTGCTGTCTGGATCTTCAGTTATAAGCGAGAGTGTCCCATTGCTTGCGCTTTCGCTGTCGGAGACAAACTGGGCCTCGAGGAATTGGAACCGTTTCCGCTCGATAGTCCCGTGAATGTAGCCTCTCGTGCGCAGTTGGGCTGGAATCGTGGTCTTGACGCTGCCTCCGGCTCCTGCGGCCGGGGCAATCACGTCCAGGTTCAGCCCTGTCTGGTCGAGCTGGTGGACCCCCCCGTCCTCGGTCACGGCAAACAGCTCGTTCACCTTGCCGGTCTTGGACGGGATCAGTTCAACTATCCCCCAGTTGTCTGCGCTTGTGGAGTCAACCGACTCCCAGCCCTGGGTAAGGAAGTTGAAGATAAAAATCTCGTTGTTCTTCTCGCTGTCCCCGGTCGGGACGGCCAGCCAGTATTTGTTATCGTGGACGCAGGATACGGCCTTGTCCGCATGGGCCCGGTTGATCCGCTTGATCTCAGAGTCAATCGCTTCTGAAAGTGGCTGGTCGAGGCCGCGCAGGTTGAGTGCGTCGGCAAAGGTGACTCCCATCACTCCGTTGTCGGAGAGGAAGAACAAGTGACCGGCATGGTAGACAATGCTCTTTCGAGCCAGGCAACCCAGTTCGTTCGACAGCATCCTCACCTGGACATCAGCCAGACTCCCGGAGGTCCCCAGAAGCTGGTGGATCGAATTGCGGTTGAATACAACGAGCCGATCTGAGTCGTAGGCTTGAAGCCCGACTATGTAGTCTGCAGTTCCTCCGGAGATCCGGAACTGGTTGTAGATCGTGTCAAAAGTGGAATTGTCCAGGATGTCACTGGCAATGAGTTCGTCGTAGATTGCCGGGCTGCGACGTGCCGGGCTAGCCGCGGATGTGTGCGTGTAGGGTGTCCAGACTCGTCGATTGTGGTAGGTTGCCCAGGCAGAGGCCGGGTGATACTGGAACCCTCCCCCCAAAGTGACGGGAGTGCGAAGGTTAATGTTTGACCCGCTTCCGGAGTGATCCACATCCGCATAAAAGTAGAATTCGTCCGCGTCTTTTTTGGTAATCGAGTAAGTGTCCCCGTTGGCCAGCCCGGTTGTCCCTTTGTCCGTTATTGTGATGCGGTCCCCCGTCGATAAGTTGTGAGCCGCAGCACTATCTCTTGCCCAGAGGACCTTTCCGTCTGAGGGATTGGCAATAGTCACGGCTCCAAGCATCTCCACCTTTTGGGTGTAGGTTCCGGATGAAACCTTGCGAAAAGAAGGTGCGCTCGAGTCAGATCCGCTAAATCCATAGACCGAGTCGTCCGGGTCAAATGCCCAGGGAGTCTTCCCGTCCTGCCGCAGCATGACGACATCGAACTCCTGCTGAAGCTGTGCGTCCTGGTTGAGAGTTTCGTTTGGGTAAGAAATCGCGGTGGTGGTGAAGTCCGAGAGCTTGACTGCGGTCGCACCATCGTTATCCGCGATGATAATGTATTCGTCGTTGTTGGAGTTCGGGTTGGTGAACCTGCAAGCCCCATAGATAGCCTGCGCTCCTCCCGTCAGCTTCGCTGCCCCGACTGTGCCCCCGGTCCATGATCCGTTCACTCCGGAGACGGTCACGTCAAAAGTCGTCGTCGATCCCGACACATAGGTCGCAGCTCGATTTCCGTTAAGCGTTCCAGTCCCACCAGAAAAGCCAGACAAGTTGACGAGCCCCCCGGTCGAAGGGATTCCGTGATTGCTCGGGCAGGTAATGCGCATATTGCTGCCTGAAACAGCAGCAGTGCAGGAAGAGATCGCTCCAATCAGCACAATCGCAGAAGTGCCGGTCGATGCTCGCAAAAACGGGAAGACATCACTCGAAAGGACAACTCCCGAGACGTTTTTATAGCCTTCTCGCACCTTTGCAGTGCCGCTTTCCTCAAAGCGCATATTCTTGGAGATAGAAACATCCCCAGGCTTGAGTTGAGACGGCCGGAGCCGGGTGACTAACGCTCGGAAGCCTGAGTCCCCATCGTGCAGGATCGGACTGTCAAGGGCCTCAGGCATTTACCTGTAATAGGCCAGGACCTTTCCCCCCGTCAACTGGATGGTGTTAAACTGACCATACACCGTCTGGCCTGAGTCCAGGGTAATTGTTCCTGAGTGATCGGTCCAGTTCACAAGTGTTGCGGATGGGGCCGCAAGTGTTGCGCTGGCCCCTCCAACCACTTGAACGGCCATAAATTCTCCGGTATGGCTCGCGGTGTCATCGATGAGCAAAGCTCCATTGTGACCCGTCAAACTCGCAGCTGTAGCTCCTTGTCCCATGTGGGAATCTTCGCACCCGCTGTCTGAACTATTTGTTCATTTCATTTCTTTTTCCGGAGGGCTCGCAGCCCTCGCTCGCTGACGGCTCCCTTTTTGCGTTGTAGCGCGGATGCCGCTGATAAAGCCGTATCCGGAGCAGTTAGTTGTCCGAACGCTCGCATCTGCTTCTCAGAAACCTTGCCCTTTTTGCGCTGCAGCCGTCGAAGTCGCGCAATGCGTTTAAACTCCTCCATCTCACGCTCGCTGATGGCACCTTTCTTGAACAACCCTCGCAGGGCCGAGCCTTTCTTCTTTTTGCTGCTGGGGCTTCCGTAGGCCATTAGAGTTGTGCTGATTGCCGGGCCTGGGAACTCCCGTGAGTCCGAACCCGGTGGTTAACAAATTGATTCGCTCGGTTCCGGTCGAGCCTTTCGAGTTCCCGCTGCAGGGCCTTGTTTGCCCTGGATTCCATTGCGAAGGATTTCTCGATGAACCCGTCGCTGGCCAGGGTATCAGCGAAGACCCCTAGCGAGATGTAATCTCTCCACTCCATCGGGATAGTCGTTGTGTCCCCGGTCTGGTCCCCGTAGGTCACGTCCAGTCGCTTCTTGTAGGAAAGGTAGACTGTTGGCACCTTTACCTTGGCCGCTGAAACAGTCACCGAGGACGGTGATACTGCAGCTGAGAAAGAGAAATCTGTGGAGCCGTCCGTTCCGTATCGCACATTCGTCAGCGTGTGCGTCGTGTTGAGTGATGCGTCAATTGCCGTGGAGTCGGTCACGATGCCGCTCAGTTCAACTGTGCCCCCGATAATGCCGTCCACGGTCTCTGCTACCCGGATTGTCCAGTTCGGGCTGGAGCCCTGCCAGAGGGTCGCGTCATTCTCGTGCCCGTAGACAACCTTGTAGCCCGGAAGCTCCACTCCGTCGCGGCCCATGAACATTTCATACTCTCTGGGAGAGTTGATCGCGTAGGGAGTCACTTCGTGAGCCCTGAGAGCAGTGTCGATGTCTCCAGCCTTGATGTTGGCCTGTGTTGCGTGAGCAGAGCTGGTCCCGACAAACGGGACGTAGAGCCTCGAGCTATCCACGTCGTTCACCACCCGGTCTTCTCCTGCGACCAGAAACTGGTCCCACACGTCGGATT